CACGATCCCAGAACTCACGCTGAAATCATGCGTGACAAGATTGAATCCCTATTGGAAGGCCGCGCAGACAATGACGTTGAAGAGTATTCAATCGGCAACCGTTCACTGACGAAGCTTTCAATCACCGATTTGATGAAGTGGCGCGACTACTACAGACAAGAGGTTGCTAAAGAAAATCAGCAAGCTAGAGCAAGAGCAGGCAAACGTCCTGGCAATCTCGTTAAAGTCGAGTTCAGGAGGGCAGGATGATTCAAGAGGCAATGTGGTGGCTCACTGACCGAGTCCACAGACAAGCACCAGAGAATCCAAGTCCAAAGCAGAAAAAACGAAGATACGATGGCGCGGCTGGTTCAAGATTCCTAGCGGATTTTGTCGGCTCAACCACCAGCTCAGACGCAGAATTACAATATTCGCTTAGACGTCTACGAGACAGAGCCAGAGAACTTTGCCGAAACGACGATTACGCTAGGCGATATTTGCAACTGATGTCAAGCAATGTAGTTGGCGAGCATGGCTTCACTCTTCAGTCTCGCGCCAGAAATCTGAATGAGCCGAATGTTGGACAGTTAGATGCTGCTGGCAACGAAATCATTGAAAGAGCGTTTCGACGTTGGGGAAAATCCTGTTCAGCAAATCAGCGTCAATCTTGGCTAGATATTCAGCGATTGGTCATTCAGGGACTTTGTCGAGATGGCGAGATTCTGATTCGTTTTGTTCGTGGCAAACGTTGGCGTGATGGACTCGCTCTGCAAGTGCTAGAGCCGGATTATTTGGATGAAGAATATTTCACCACAGAGCCAAAAGGTAGACGAGTGGTGATGGGTGTGGAACTCGACGAGTTTGACGCACCGCAAGCGTACTATCTCAAGCTTGGTCAAGGCCATCCGTTCGATACGTTCGGACAGAGAAGAAGCGACAAGCGGACGAGAGTTCCGGCTGAAGACATTCTGCACATTTATTTGCCTGACCGAGCGCAACAGACCAGAGGAGTCACTTGGTTTGCGTCAGCCATGTCTCGAATGCGGATTCTCTCAGGATACGAAGAAGCTGAACTAATTGCTGCTCGAACCAGTGCCGCAAAGATGGGGTTCTTGGTTTCGCCAGATGGTGAAGGCTTCATTGGTGACGAATCAGCAGACGGCAATCAGATTATGTCTGGCGAACCTGGAAGTATTCAGCAATTGCCAGCCGGAATGCAATTTCAAGAATGGAATCCTAGCCATCCAACCAGTGCTTACGCTGAATTTCACAAAGGTGTGCTTCGCGGCATTGCCAGTGGACTTGGCATTTCTTACACCAGCCTGTCCAACAACCTCGAAGGTGTTTCGTATTCGTCGATTCGGCAAGGCGCACTAGAAGAGCGTGACTTGTACCGTCAGATTCAAAGCTTTTTGATTCAGCACCTTTGCGAGCCAATCTGTCAAGAGTGGCTGAAAATGGCAATGACAAGCGGCAGCATTCCAATCCCAATCACTCGCTTCGACAAGTTTTCAAACACTCTTGAGTTTCGAGGCAGAGGCTTCAGTTGGGTAGACCCAGCAAAAGAAATTCGGGCAGAAGTCGAAGCAGTAAGAAACGGATTCAAAAGCCTCAATGACGTAGCGCGGCAATACGGCAGAGACGTCGAAGAAGTCTTCCAACAAATGCAGGCAGACAAGGAAATGGCGGAACGCTACGGAATCAGCCTAGCCTTTGAGCCGCTAGGCACTCCACACAGTCCAACTCATCCAGAAGGCGCAGACGTTTATAGGCCAGAAACCTTTGTCGATGTCGCAGAAGAAGACGCGAAAGACGATTGATGGCGGATTCTTACAAGCCAACCGAGGGCATGATTGCCGAGGCCAATCGTGGCCTAGATTGGAGACGAGAATTTGGCAGAGGAGGCACGTCTGTCGGAATCGCAAGAGCCAGAGACATTTCAAACGGCAAGAGCCTTCCTTTGGCAACCGTGAAGAGAATGAAGTCCTTTTTCGCGAGGCATGAAGTTGACAAAAAGGCGGAAGGATTCAGACCAGGAGAGAAAGGTTATCCATCAAACGGCAGAATCGCTTGGGCTATGTGGGGTGGAGATGCTGGCAAAAGTTGGAGTGAGAAAATCGTGAATCAAAGCGAGAGAAACATGGATTTAACTAGCATGACTGAGCGACATGTCATTGACGTTGAAGAAACGAATGACGAGTACATTGTGGCGTTTGCCAAGGCCGAACAAGTCGCAGAAGAACCCGAAGAGCGAGAAGCGGAAGAAGTCGAGACAAGAGACTTACCAGTTCAGACTCAGTACCGAATGGGTTCAGTTCGGATGATGGACGAAGAACAAGACCGTCGAGTGATGATGTCGATTAGCTCAACGAATCCGGTTGAACGTGAATTCGGCTATGAAGTTTTAGAACACAACGCCTCTTCCGTTGATATGGAATTCATGTCCAGCGGCAAGGCACCACTTCTTCTAGACCATGACGCCAGACAGCAAATTGGAGTTGTAGAACGGGCATACATGGACAAGGACAAACTTAGAGCGCAAGTCCGGTTTTCCAAGTCCGCAATGGCAGAAGAAGTCTACAGAGATGTAGTTGACGGCATCCGAGGTAATGTTTCGATTGGCTATCAGATTCAGGGAATGAACAAAGACGAGAATGGTTATAAGGACAAGCCTCTCTATAGAGTTCATCAATTTAAGCCATTGGAAGTTTCAATGGTTTCCATACCTGCTGACTCTACTGTCGGAGTGGGCAGAGCATACAAGCCGGAAGCTTCCGGTGATGATAACAACTCAGCAATCAAAGGAGAACCTATGCAAGCTGAAGTAGTTAAAGAGCCGGAAGTTCAAGTACGGCAAGAAGACCAACTTAAAGAATACCGCAACCAATCCAGCCAGATTCTCGAACTGGGCAAGCGGCATAACGAATACGACTTGGCTTTCCGAGCATTGCAGGAAGAGAAAAGCCTAGCTGAATTTCAAGCCATGCTTTTAGAGAAGAAGACGTCCAAGCCAATCGACTTCAGCGTTGACGCCACACCGAAAGAAAAGCGCAACTATAGCTTGGTAAGAGCCATTCAAGCCGCAGATGCGAAGGATTGGAGTAAGGCCGGATTTGAATTGGAAGTCAGCAAGGAACTGGCAAAGAAGCAATCTCGACAACCAAAAGGTTTCTTTGTTCCAGATTTCGGCTGGCAGACCCGAGCGGTATCAACTGCAGCCGGAGCGACCTTTGGCGCTGGGGCGAACATCGTTCCAGAGGACTACCGAGGCGACCGATTCATTGATGCACTGATTTCAACGTCGATTCTGGGACAAGTAGGCGCAACCGTTTTAAACGGACTGCAAGGAAATGTCGCGATTCCCAAAATCAGCACCAGCACAGCAGCGGCTTTCATTGCTGAAGGCGGAAGCGTTGGGAACAGTGAGCCTGACTTTGCTCAAGTGACGATGACCCCAAAGCTGTTGGCAAACAAAGTAGCCGTGACTCGCGAACTGATGATTCAGTCTGACCCATCCGTTGAGCAGTTGATTCGCAACAACATGGTCCGAATCTTCAGCGCCAAAATTGACAACGTTGCGCTCAAAGGTGGCGGATCTAACGAACCAACCGGAATTCTTGGCACTGCTGGAATCGGTGACGTTTCTTCCGGTGGAACCAGTGGCAACGCGAACTTAAGCTATGGGAACGTGGTCGATATTATGACCGAGGTTTCACAGGACAACGCTCTGCTTGGGAACCTGCGATGGGTAACCCATCCGGCAGTTGTGGGCAAACTGATGCAGACCTTGGTGGCAGCTTCTACAGACAGTCGAATGATCATGTCTGGACCTGACTCCTTGATGGGTTATCCGGTTGTTCAGACAACTCAAGCGCCTTCAAGTTCACCGTACTCGCTGATTTTCGGGAACTTTAGCGATCTGTACATTGGCTTCTTTAGCGCCTTGGACGTTCTCGTAGATCCGTATGGCAGTGCATCAACAGCAACGACCAATCTTTACTTCTATCAAGATTGCGATATTGCCGTTGCTCACGCTGAATCTTTCGCGGCAGCACAGGATGTGACCGTTGCGTAAGTGTTCCAATTAGACGAGCTTGCAGGATGGGGTAAAAACCGTCCTGCAATTCTCTTGTGTGGCGGACCTTCTGCGCCTTCCGATTTGGCGCAAGCCAAGGCGCAGATTGGTTCAAAAGCTTACGACTTAGCCGCAGTCAATAATCACGGCTTACTTTTTCTTGGCGAGCTGGCTTGGTGTTATGCGCATGACGTTCGGATGGTCAAACACCTTCAGGAATACGAAACGCCAGCGATTATTCACCATGAGCCAAAGAACCTGAGAGACAAAGATATTCATGGCGGAATCGTACCATTCATCAGACTCAGCGGACCAGAAGCACTCTGGACGGCAGACTTTTTTGACTACTCAGAAATCCACATTTGTGGTGTCGATTTTTACACGGGCAACCGTCGATACTGGCATCAGTGGGATTTAGATAAAAAGCCAACAAGAGTTCAGGAAGATCAACAAGGCAAGTGGATTGAAGCAAGAGACAAAATGCAGAATCCCCAAAGAGTGATTGTTTATAACGAACGACTTCAAAGGATATTCCAATGAAGATTGAAATCGTCAGAGGAACCGTGGCGAACGGTGGACCTGTTCGAGTGGGCCAAGTCATCAGCGTTGACCCCAAAGAAGCAAATCAACTGATTGGCATGGGCAAAGCGGTTGTCTATGAGAATCGGGCCAAAGGCTTGGACGAAGCAGAAGCGCCACCAGTGACCACGCGAACTACTAAAACCGCTCGAAAGCCTAAAAAATGAGCGTTGAAACCGCAGCGGACAGAAGCGCAATGCTAAACGACTACGGAACAACCGTAACGAAGGCGGACACCTCAACGTTTACTGGCATTTTTGACAATGACTTTCTGGCGGTTGATGTAGACGAAAGCGAAGTCGAAAGCTCAGAGCCAACACTGCTGGCAAGAACCGCTGACGTTTCCAGCCTAGCGCATGGCGACACGCTGACCATTTCAGCAGTGAGCTACACGGTTCGAGGAATCCAACCGGACGGCACAGGCATGACTCAGATTATGTTGAGCGTTTAATGAGTCACAAGCGTGCGCAAATCAAAGCAAGAATCCAAACGGTTCTGACAGGACTTGCAACCACTGGAAGCAATGTCTTTCAGTCTCGCACCTATCCAATCGCAACCAGTGATTTGCCTGGGCTGCTGATTTATGCCAATTCTGAAAGCATTCAACGCTTAGAGATTGGCATTCAAAACAGGCAACAACGAACACTTGATTTATCCATTGAAGCCATTGCCAAAGGCAACAGTGCAGAAAGCACACTGGACACAATCACGGTTGAAGTTGAAGAAGCGATGGCGAACGACCAAACGCTGAATAATTTGGCAATAGATTCACGAATCACCGATACGCAGATCCGGCAAGCATCTGCTGAAAGTGAGTTTTTCATAGCC